CTTCAAAACATTGGTAAAATTTTAAAAAGTATTGGAGATGGTTTTATGGCTTTACCACCTTTTATACAACAAAGTGGAATTATAGGTGCATTTTTATTTGGTAAAAAAGGTTTAGTAGCATTAGCTGGTGTAAGTTTATTTGTTGATAAAGTACAAGATTTAATTGCAGAAGCAAAAATTAGAATGGGTATTTTTGATTTAGAAAATATTAATAGTGTAGATGCAAAAATCAAATCCATTAAAACACAATTAAATGAAATAGAAACTCAAAAAGTCATGGCAACTATGGAGGGCGAGAACATAGACACAACTGCTTTAGATAATAGAATTTTTAAATTATCAGAAGAATTATCAATTTTAGAAGATCATAGAAAAACATTACAAAACATAAATAAAATTCAGGCAGAATCTAATCATCATATGTTTGAAATGGGTAATGGTGCAATAAGAGTAGCAGAAAATATTAAACAAGTTACTAAATTTACATCTGTATCTAACCAACATATGTTTGAAATGGCTAATGCAGTTAAGAAGACAGAAGAAACATTCCGAGAAATGAATGAAACTGCTTTAAAAAATCTTGAAAAGAAATTTACAAATGTATCAACTACTATTAAAGAGGGTATTAATAGTGGTATTACAAAAATGTCACAAGGTCTTTCAAGAGCATTTGTTTTTGGAGAAAAATTATCAGATACATTAAGAAGTATGGCACAAAATGTTTTAGCAAATATAATAAGTTCATTAATTGAAGTTGTTGCAAGAAAAGGTGTAGAATTAGCTATAGAAAAAATGATTACAAATGAGAAAAGAAAACAAATAGCTTTACAAGGTGCTTCATTTTTTAGCTCTTTTAGTAGTGCGTTTGGTATGGCTAAAGGTGGTGCAGTATCAAAAGGACAACCAATCGTAGTTGGAGAAAATGGGCCAGAAATGTTTATACCTAATTCAACAGGCCAAATTACACAATCAGCAAGAGGCACAGGTGGTGGTGCTACTACAGTTAATTTTAATATTAACACAGTAGATGCTTCTGGCTTTGAAGAATTACTTGTAAGATCAAGAGGAACTATTACACAATTAATTAATAATGCAGTTAATGAAAGAGGGAGTAAAAACTTAATCTAATGTCAGGTGCTTTTCCAATATCTTCTGCTAAATTTGAATCTTTAGGAATAAGGTCTATTCAAAATACTATTATATCAAAAACTGTATCTGGTAAGAAACTTGCTAGACAAATAGACAATCAAAGATTTGCATTTACAGTTAGAATAGTTACAGCAACTAGATCAGATGTTTATGGAGAGTTAATGGCCTTTATAGTTAAACAAAGATCAGGAAAAGAAAATTTTACAATTATCCCACCTGAAGTAGAAGATGCAAGAGGTAATGAATCAGGAACAGTATTAGTTAATGGTGTTCACGCAGTAGGAGATACAACAATTGCTATGGACGGACATAATAATGATGGAACACACAAATTTAGGGCTGGAGATTTTTTAAAGTTTGCTAGTCATAATAAAGTATATATGGTTGTAGCAGATGTAACTTCTTCTAGTAATGCTTCAACAGTTACTATTGAGCCACCTTTACTTACAGCATTAGCAAATGATTCTGTAGTAACTTATGATAATGTTCCTTTTACAGTACATTTAACAAACGATATTCAAGAGTTTGGTGTAGTTGGAACTGCTAAAGATGGTGCATTGTTGTATCAATTTGAATTTGATGTAGAAGAATCTCTATAGTGAAAAAATATAAAATTACACACAAGATAACTGCCGATTTCATAGCTGAAATTATTGTCAATGAAGATCAAATAGATGCTAGTATTAATGATCTTAAAGAATACAAGAAACCTAATAGCAAATTTGAATATACTATGTTAAAAGGTACAGAAAGTGTAACTCAAACAACATACGAACAATATGACGAGAAGCCTAACAACAGCGATAAAGAACGAACTAGCGACTAATGATATTAGGCCTGTTCATCTTATTACTATTGGGTTTGCTACTCCTGTTAATATAACAGATTGCTCTTTTCCTCTAACTTCATCAGTATCAGGCTCATCAGTTACTTATTCAGCTAGTGATTTTATATTAGGTATATCCAATCATAGTGAGCAAACAGATTTAACTAAAGCTAGTTTAGGCTTAACATTATCAGGTGCAGATCAAACATTTATATCTTTAGTTTTAAACGAAAATGTAACTAATGACACAGTAGATATTTATAGAGGTTTTTTAAATGATTCTAACACATTAATTGCTGACCCATTTCTTTTATACAAAGGACATGTAGAAAGTTTCGGAATACAAGAATCAGAAAATTCAAGTGCAGTTAATCTATCTATAGTTTCACATTGGGCAGATTTTGAAAAAAAGAATGGTCGAAAAACAAATAATGTATCACAACAAAGATTTTTTAGTACAGATGTTGGAATGGATTTTAGTTCTCAAACTGTATTAGATATTAAGTGGGGTAGAGCATAATGGGGTTTTTCAAAAAAATTATTGGTAAGGCAACAAACGTAGTATCTCCTATTTTAAAAGTTTTTGGAGTAAATCCCTTTGTTGCTTTAGGCATTAGTTTATTTTTATCTTGGATATTAAGACCAAAAGTTCCTGAAATGGAAGATTTTGGAACTAACTCTTTTGATGACTTTGAAAGAGGATTATTAGTTAATAAACAATCTAATGACGCAAATATTCCTGTAATTTATGGAGAAAGACTTACAGGGGGAACTAGAGTTTTTATGGAAACTTCTGGTACAGATAACACTTACTTATACATGGCCATTGTTATGGCAGAGGGAGAGATAAACGATATAGAAGAAATAAGAGTAGATGATAAAGTTGTTACATTTGCATCTAGCTTTTCAGATGGCACAGCAGTTGAAGTAGGAAGTGGAGATAGTAATTTTTATAAAGATAGTGAAAGTTTAATTAGAGTAGAGCCTCACTATGGTACAGATGGTCAATCAGCATCATCTTTATTATCTACATTATCATCTTGGGGTAGTAATCATAAACTATCTGGCTTATGTTATTTAGCGATAAGATTAAAATGGAACTCAGACGCATTTGCTGGACTTCCAAAAATACAGGCAAAGATACAAGGTAAAAAAGTTGTAGCTTATAACTCTAGCCTACAAGCACAATCTTCAGCTTATTCTACAAACCCAGCATGGTGTTTATTAGATTATTTAACTAACACTAGATATGGAAAAGGTTTAACAACAAGTGAAATAGATTTACAAAGTTTTTATGATGCGTCAGTTGTTTGCACAACACAAGTAACACCATATTCAGGTGCAAGTGATATAAATATTTTTGACACAAATACTGCATTAGATACTTCAAGAAATTTATTAACTAATGTTAGAGAACTTATAAAAGGTTGTAGAGGTTATCTTCCTTATAGTGCTGGTAAATATAGTTTAGTTATTGAAACAACAGGAAGTGCGTCTATTACATTAACAGAAGATGATATTATAGGTGGTTATAGTTTAACAACACCTGATAAAAACGAAAAATATAATAGAGTTATAGTTGGTTTTGTTGACCCAGCAAGAAATTATCAAGTTAATGAAGTTCAGTATCCAGCTATTGACGATAGTGGATATTCAACAGCAGATAAACACGCAACTATGAAAACTTCTGATGGTGGATTTTTATTAGAGGGTAGATTTTCATTCAGTACAATCACTAGCCAATATCAAGCAGAAGAAATGGCAGAGGTAATTTTAAGAAGATCAAGAGAAGCATTATCTTTAGGAATAACTGTAAGTTTAGATGCTTATGATTTAGCCATAGGAGATATAGTTAACATTACACATTCTTCTTTAGGATTTTCTGCTAAACCTTTTAGATGTCTTGGAATTACATTTAACGAAGATTTTACAGTTGGTTTATCTTTAGTAGAACACCAAGATAGTCATTATACTTGGGCTACAAAAACACAAGCGACAGCAACACCATCAACTAATTTACCTAATCCATTTACAATCCAGCCACCAGCGAGTGTTACATTATCAGATACATTAATTGAATATAATGATGGAACTGTAATTGTAGCTTTAGATGTATCAATAGGTGCTTCTCCAGATAGCTTTATTGATTATTACCAAGTAGAATATAAACTAAGCACAGATTCAGATTTTATTATTTATGCACAAGGCTCAGGATTGAATCACAGAGTTTTAAATGTAATTGACCAATCTACTTATGATGTAAGAGTAAAAGCTGTAAATACTTTAGGTGTATCATCAACTTATGTTTCTGCACAAAGAACTATTGTAGGTGCTATTGAGCCACCTAGTGATGTAACTGATTTTTCTTGTAATATTTTAGGTCAAGAAGCACATTTAGGTTGGGAACAAATATCTGACTTAGATTTAGCATTTTA